GAAACTAACTCTTTCCCAAGAGGCTAAACCTTAGCCTTTTTTATTACCCTCTTTAGGAGATAATCAACCTATGCGTGGTAACAAAGTACAGGGTCGCTTTAAAATTGACTACGAGAGTAAGTCAATGGATGAAGGCATTGTTGATGACCTTCGTGACCCTGTTGGTACCACAGTGTCTTGGTGGGTATGGGACCAAGATTACTTAGACGCAAACCCAAGCTTAGTTGTTGATGATATCTACGACGTTTCAAGCACCACCCCTGGAGAAGGACGCCGTTGGAAGACCCCATTTGAGCTTCCAGTAATTATGGCGCAACAGATGCGTTCTACAAACATCATGAACGAACGAGGCTTCTACGTTACAGATACCTTGCGCCTTGTTGTGTCAGTTTCAGACATTAACCTACTTCTTCCAGCAATGGTTACAGACCCAACTATTCATATTAAAGATAGAATTTCATTTCAAGACAAAATCTTTGTTCCTACACGGGTTATGCCACGAGGACGGTATAAAGAGCGCTATTCTGTAGTCACCATTGATTGCAACCAGGTTAACGCCGAAGAGCTTGTCAATGACCCACAGTTCCAAAGTTACGCCTCACCAAGCGTTGGTTCTGGAAATGGCGTATTAGGTTATGGTGTTGGACTTTATGGTAGCTATGGATATGGAAGGTAATAACTATGCCGTTGAATAAACCTGTTGATGGAGAACTTAACTGGGATGTAAAGCTAAATGCCGCACTTGATTACTTGGACGGCAAGTTACTCTCTGTACCTTCCAACATTGTCCCAGATACATCAAACACACGTACACTAGGTACTCCAACAAAGCGTTGGGCAGATGTCTTTATTGGGCCTAACACAATTCACATCACAGATACAACTTTAGGTACAGATGCAGATTTGAGTGTTACTAACGGAGTTCTTCAAGTCAATGGGGCCAACCAGCTACAGGTAGGCCAGCTTAAGTTCGTAGATAACACTATTGAATCAACAACACCTTCTGTTAATATTCAAGTTGGCTTAACAACGTCACCTGGAAACATTACTTTAAACAGAAACACAACTCTAGCCTCTGGCAAATCGTTGACTTTTGGGGATGCCACTGTCCAGACAACAGCATTTGCACCAACCCCAACTTCATTTAACCCAGCTTTCACAGACGCTTCTGGGACAGTCGCTGGGTTTACCGCAACTGGTAGCTACACACGAGTAGGAAAGCTTTGTTTCTTTAGAGTGTATGTAGACTTCAATGGCTACACTAACCTTGGAACTGGTCAATACCAAATTACACTTCCGTTTGCATCAGTAGCTACGATGACAAGCCGTGATGGTACGCTTCACAACGTTGGTACAAGTTCTATTTACCACATTGCGGGGATTTTAGATACTGTAGACAGCACTACCGTCATGAAGTTCTACTACTCAGGCAGCACCACTGACCTTGCTTGGAAGTACAGCACCCCTGTTTCTTGGGCTAACAACCAGACACACTTTGACATCAGCGGCGTTTACCAAACCGTATAATTCCTTAAACTACACAACCAAAGGAGATGGACATGTCAGAGTTTGAAGATGACATCATTGATGATGTTGACTTTGAAGATTTTGAGCCTGAGTTAGATGAAGATTTGTTTGATGAAGAGTTTGATTTTGAAGACGACGAAGAAGAAGGAGAAGAATAATGCCAAAAACACCTATGCCTAAAAAAGGTAATGGAAAAGTAGAGAAGGTAATGAAGGAAGCCAAAGCAGGCAAACTTCATTCTGGCTCAAAGAATGGCCCTATTGTAAAGAATCCTAAGCAAGCAATCGCTATTGCTTTGTCTGAGGCAGGTAAATCAAAGAAGAAGAAGAAATAATGAATACAGAATGTAAGTGTGGCAACTGTGGCTGCGGCAAAAAAGACCCAAGCTAAGGTTGAGAAGCCAGTAACTCTGGCTATCAAGGTCCCAGGAAAACCTGCACGGGAAACACATAAAGTCTCTAAAGATAAAAATGGCGATGTAATCGTTGACCATACAAACCGTGATAAAGGTAAGTACGACAAAATTAACCTCACCAAAAAGGCTGGGGCTAAAACCATCAAACAAGGTGTGGCTGCTACAAAGCAGTGGCACAGGACTCAAGGGAGATAACTATGTGCGCTTCATGCGGATGTAAATGCACCAAAGCAAAGGCAATGAAAGGCTGCAAGTGCCAATGCAATACCTGTAAGGCAGCTCGTACTGGAAAGAAGAAGTAAATGAAGCGTATGCCGTACAACGAGAAGAACGACAAGAAGCAGGACGCCAAGACTACTAAGGGTCTTGATAAGGAAGAGAAGGCAGAGTTCAAAAAAAAGGATGCTGCTCATGGCAAGAAGAACAAGCCAGAGACTCAAACTGCTGACCGTAAGATTGATGAAAAGATTGTAAAGAAGATTAAGTCTAAGCATAAGGCCCATGAAAAGAAGGAAGGCAAGAAGGGCGAGAAGGCTGAAGACAAGAAGGAAAAGAAAGAGAAAGAGAAAAAGAAGTAAGTAGTTAGGCCCCGAAAGGGGCCTTTCTTCTTTATCATTGCTTTATCAGTAACCCGCTGCGGGCCTGTGCAGTCCCAACTGCTTGCGTTGTATAAGGGGTTTATCCATGTTGTTTTGCCTTACCCAAAAGAAGGTACACAATGGCTAACACCCACGCTCATACAGCGCTAGACAAGAGCAGTCACGAAACTGCACAGTATCTTTCTATGCACCTTCGCAATGAAGCTAGCGCATCTGGCTGGCCCGACCACATCGTTGGTCGCATGAAGGTTCACTACCATGACGGTGAGTTTAAGATTGCTGCTCACCCACGCCACACCAAGCAGATTAATGACTTGGAATACGGGACTCCAGATACCCGCCCAACAGCAGCTATGCGTCGTTTTGCAAACAACCTTACAGAAGCTGAAGAGTTCTTTGTGGGCCGTATGGTCCACCACATGGGAGGTGAGCTATGACATTCCTTCTTTCTGAAGATGAAGCTTTACGTAATCTTCTTTTGGGCATGACTGTGATTGACCAGAAGGCAAACAATGATGCCACTCCACGTAGCGTTAAGGTTTACTTTGGTCAGCCAGACCAGGAAATCCGTGACCAGTCATACCCTTACATCACCATTGACATGATTGATATTGCTGAAGATATAGCAAGAGCGCACCGTGGTTTAACAAAGCCATCATACTTGCCAGACCCAGAGACTGACCCATCAGGTGAGGGCGTTTACGATGAAGCAACCCAGAGCTGGTATATGCACTGGCCTATTCCTGTAAACATTGACTATCAAATTACCACCTATGCACGCCAACCTAGACACGACCGACAGATTCTAGGTCAGATGCTAAGCAATAAGATTCCAATGCGGTTCGCTGTGTTGGAGCCAAATGACGGAACAGTTCGTCGTTTGGACCTTCTGGACGTTTCAAAACGAGACGTTACAGAACAGGGAAAGCGTTTGTTTGTAAATGCTTTTACTGTGAGAGTCTCATCTGAGATTACTCAGCAAACCTATACACAAGTGTACAAAACGTTGCAAGTTATTGGTACTGGCACAATGGGAGGGTTTGTTCAAGGACAAACTTCTTATCCATTTACTGCCGTTGATTCGTGGACTAATTCGTAATAACAAGGAACCCCTACCCAACTAGTTAGGAGAAAACAATGGCTTATAGCCGTCCAGGTGTTTACATCACAGAACGCCTACTACCAGCACCACTACCAGTGGGAGCTTCTGCCAATGCTGCTGGCGCAATCGCCGCACCGTTTGCTCAAGGCCCAGAATCTGTAACGCTTGTTACTTCTTGGTATGAATTCACCAAGTACTTTGGTGGATACAACTCAGCTTACCCATCTACATTTGGAGTTGCTCAATTCTTCAATAACGGTGGTCGTGAGCTTTACGTAAAGCGCATCCTTCACTCAGATGCTACTGCAGCTTCTGTAAACGTTCAAACCTCTGGAGCTGTAACAGTATTTACTGCTACTGCTAAGAACCGTGGGTCTGACGGAACTAACTTGCGTGTTCAAATCACAGCAGGCTCAGTTGCAGATACCTACACACTTACCCTTTACAAGGAAGGTGTTGCAGGAACCTCTTCAAACATTGCAAACGATTACCTTCTTGAGCGCTATGAGAACTTGATTTTTGACCCATCATTCTCAACATCATCAGACTATGCAAACACTGTAATCAACACTATCTCTTCTTACATTACCATCAGCAACAATGCTGTAGGTCTTCCAGTAGCTGGAATCTACCCATTGACCATCGGTGGTAGCCCAGTAAATGGTGGAGATGGCTCAGTTGTAGTCGCAGCTGATTACACCTCTTATGCTTCTACAGCAACTGCTGTGTGGAATGAGTTCAACACTGTAAATCGCCCATTGGTTGTATTTACACCAAACATCTATGCAGTAGTTCCTACTTCAACTGCAACTGTTACTGCTGCTGCAGCAGCTTGGTGCGAAGCTAACAACGGTTTCTACGTTGCAGAAACAGCTTCTGGACTAACTGTAGACGCAGCAATCA